TGTTGTTTGTGTCATTATCGAAACACTTCCAGTTGGAGCAATTGTCAATAAAGCAATGTTCCTTCGACCATATTTAATCATATCGTCATATAAATCTTGGTCTTCGTTCATTATTCTTGTAATAAACGGGTTTTGTAGTTCCTTATATGCATGATAAATTGGAAAAGCACCACGATCTTTCGCCATTTGAACTGATGATCGATATGCGTTCAGTTTTAATCTTTTGTGTATCCCTTCACTAAAAGTTGTAGCGTCATCTGTACCATAAATGTACCCCATTGCTGCTAACATATCACCTTCACCAGTAATTCCAAGACCAGTTCGCCTACCCTCTATTGTTTTTTGTTTTATATTTTGCCAAAGATTTCTTTCATATAACTTTATAAAATGGTCTTCAGGATCACTATCAATTTTTTCTATTATTTTATCGATTTTTTCTATTTCCAAGTCAACAATATTATCCATATATTTCTGAGCCTTCTGAACATCTTTTTCAAATAATTTATAATTGAAATATGCAACACCTGTAAATGGATTAACAACATATCCAAATAAATTTAATGATAATAATCTACAACTATCGTTGGGACATAAGGGAATTTCCCCGCAAGGATTTGTTGAAACGGTCTTAAATCCATCATTTGCATAACAATCTGGAATACTTTCATTAATAATTGTGTCCCAAAATAAAATTCCGGGTTCTGCTGATTTCCAAGCATTATTAATTATTTTACCCCACAACTTACCAGCATCTATTTTTTTAATAAACCCTAATTTTTTTCCGTTTTTATCCTCAACTGGGTATAATTTATTAAATTCACCATTTGATTTCAATTCTTCCAATGGAAAAAGATACATTGTTGCATCTTCCTGTTCTGACATTGTTTTAAATAAATCAATTGGATAGGTTTGTAAATAAGGTTTTCCATTTTTTACCGCCACCATAAATTCATCGTCAATCTTAACAGAAACATTTGCTCCGGTAACCTTACCATCGGTTAATTTAGCGTCTATAAAATTTTCAGCTTCCGGATGTCTAATTGATATACTTTCCATTAAAGCACCTCGTCTACCATCTTGAGCGACTTCTTTTGTTGTATTAGAATATCTTTCCATAAACGGTACTATACCAGTACTTGTGATTGCACTATTCTTAACAGGGCTACCTGCTGGACGAATGAACGATAAATCTAAACCAACACCACCTCGTCTTTTTTGTAGTTGAACCACCTCTTGGTCCAATTTTAATATTCCACCATATGAATCGGAATCTGTTTCATTACCAATAACAAAACAATTTGATAAAGATACGATTTGATAGTCATTACCTATCCCAGACATTGGGGATCCTTGTGGAATAATCCTTTTGAAATTTTTAATTGTTTCGTATATTTCTTCTTCAGAAATTGGGTTTGGATATTTATTTTCGATTCTTGCTAATTCCTTAGCAATTCTTCTGTGCATATCATCTGGGGTTAGTTCGTAATAATGTTTTTCATCTTTTAAACAATATTTTTTTATCCATACATCCCTTGCTAATGTATCCCCATTAAAATATTCTAATGTTGCTTGTTCAACCTGTTGTTTTGTGTATACTTTTTGTTTTTCTATAATTTTAACTTCCATATTAAAAAAAATAAAGATAGGTCACCCAATAATATCGAGCAACCTAAGTGTGTTTATTATTTATTCGTTAGGGGGCAACTTCTTTAGTTTCCATCACCTTTTTATATTCTCTCTTTTTCTTTTCAGCCTCTTTCCTGATCTTTTCTAAATTTCGTTCACTCCTCACTTCCCTTTTTGTGCGTTTAACTTCTGCTTGATCTGACTTAAATTCAGTTACAGTTTTAGTTTTCGGGGTTTTATCCGTTATTAATTTTTCTAATCGTTCTGACGCTGTTTCTTCTTCTGGTTTAAGGAAATTATTTATTTCGTCAGTCAATTTTTCGGCTTTTTTACCATCCATACTTAAATCAAGTTGGATATCAGCAATATTTTCGTGTTTTTTTTCTTGTGACTTTCTATAAACTTCAAGTCTTCTATTTTCCCTTCTTTGTTCTTCTGATAGTTCGTGTCCAAGAACTGTTGATTGTGCTTCGGTACTAATAATTAGTCGTTCATTATCGAAAATACAATTCTGCCAAATAACCCCGTCTTTTCCTATTCGTGACTTCAACAACGCCATCGTTGCTAAGTTACTTTCCTTTTGTTCCATCGATTTTCCAACAGTAATTTGAATATGAGCAATTTGTCCCTTTTTAATTGAACCACCCATTAAATTGGTTGTAACCAACTCTGTGGCGATTGATTCCCTATTCCCTTGTGTTGCGACCCAAATTGCAACATCAAATTCAGATGTCATAGCCTCTAATTGTCTCATAACTCCACCTTCACCTTTCCATTCTTCACCAGCAATTGGTCTATCTGCAACTATACAATCGATGTAGTCAATCAAAATTTCATCTGGTCTAAACCCTTCCATTATAAGTTTCCTCACCATCGATTTAATTTGAGAAACCGTTACTGAATCACTTGGTAATTTTGCTATTTTAAGAACCCCCGGTGTGTTCTTTTCAACTTCTTTAATTATTTCAATCACCTCATCTTCATGATCTGGTAATTCATCTGGTGTGTATTCAGTCCAAATGGTATAATGCTTTCTTAAAATAGTGTTAATATTATCTTCAAAAATTATTTGTAAAATATTATTCCCAGCAACATAACCCGCATTTGCCATCTTAGTAAATAATGTTGTTTTACCAACGCCAGTTGCTGCTAATAAAAGACCCAGTTCTCCCTTTGCCAAACCACCTTTAAGCATTTTATCAAAACCATCAACTCCTGTTGGAATTGGTACTCTGAAATTACTAGCAAGAACGGATTTAACATCATCAAATGGTCCAACAATATTATCTGATGTCGTACCAACCTGTAACGCTCTTTTAATTATTTCTTCGATTTCAGGGTATGCATCAAAATCTCCTCTATCAATAATTGATTGGACTCGTTTTAATTCTTTTTTAAGAAATTGTTGTTTACAAAATCCAAGTGCGGTATCTTTTGTTTGTTGTACACCACCAACAACGTGTTCTTTAATTAACTTAATTGTGTCTAAGTGCATTTTAGTTGCGGTATCGTTATTGGATTCTTTATTTATCTCAATAACAACATTTTGAAAATCTGCAACTTCGTTGTATTTTTCATAATAATCTTTAATTATTTGTACAATATACCTGAAAGAACCCACATCAAAATAATGTGGGTCTAATATTTCTAATATCGTAGTGGCAAATCTTCTGTCATCGAATATCACTTTAATGAGTGATAACTGATAACCATCACCTAATGTACTAAAATTTGTTTCATTACTCATATCTTACCTTCTGTCTTTTTTTAAGTTATAACCCATATATTCTAATTCTGGGTCGTCAAGAGAAAGCACATCAGTCAATTGTCCTAAAATTGACCTTACTTTTGGTCTAATATCAACCGTATACCTTACTTTTGGATGGTATATATGTGCTGGAAAGATTCTTGAAATAAATATGTGATTATCCAGTTTAAGTTCTAACAAAAAGTCCCCATTTGTTGAATCTTTTTCACTTCCCACATCTTCAAAATCGTAATAATAATTCTGATTTTCGAGTAGATAGTCGATAGTTTTTGTTTTCAAATCTATCGATATTTCGTCGCAAATTTCTCTCACGGATTCATATAAGTCAACAGAACGCATTGCGTCTGGATTAAAATCTTTCACATTAAAAAATCTTTGAATAATAATATTACCTTCGAGGGTTAATAAAAATTCTACTTTTGTTATGTCTTGGTTATTCATATCTTTTAATTTTTTGGTATTATTTTATTTATTTTTTCTACCATTTCCCGTTGATATTCCATTTGTTCCTCAATCGGTAGTGTTCCTACCGTTTTATTGTATTCGTTAACTAATTTATTGGCTTCAATAACTTTCTTTTGTTGTTCAGCCAACATAGATGGTCCAAAACGACCCATATATCCTGCTTCCATTATCTTCTTCTTCTTATATTCTTATGTTTATTTTTTTCCTTTCGGGTTAGGACTAAAAATGGTGTTAAAAATTTTACCCAAGCGTCGTCCCTTTTTGACAATAAAAGAAAAATACCATCTTCCATCATCATTTTCATTGTGTTTTTGTATGACCTCCCTTCTGTATCTAATTTTTCGTGAATTAATTCTTTAATACCCTCTTTTGCTTCATCTGTTAGTAACGGTTCGGTTAAATCAATTAATTGTGTGTTTATTATGAAAAATTCTTCACCAAGCACACCTAATTTGCTAACCCCAGTTAATAAATTATTGAGGGATTTATTGTCTTTGGTTTCTTCAAATAATAAATTCGATTTTTTAAGAACATCATCAACGCTTAATTCTTTTGTTCTAACTTCAGGAAATAATTTAATAAGTGTCTTAACACCCAACCCCCAAATCCCATAAATATTATCGGAATAATCACCACATAATATCTTAGCTAACCTAACATTTTCGATTAAAATGTCTTCGTGATCATATGAAATAATATCACCTTTAGTGTATGTTTTTCGGTGTGATGGGTTATAGATTGAAACATTATCCCCCACTAATTGAGCTAAATCACGATCTGATGAATATATTATAATGCCTTTTTCATTGGTTTGTTGTGTATAATACGCGATGCAATCATCACTTTCACAATGTTCAAATTCTCCTTGACGAATATAAAGTTCTTCTAAATACTGTTTGATTCGAATTCTTTGTCGTTCATAATCTGCTAGTTCTTCTTCAGTCTTAATTCGAGATTTTCGATTCGCTTTATAACGGTGTGATATTTTTTTCCTATGATATGCGGATTCTTCCCCATCCCAGAACACACAAACTTTGTCTAAATGATTTTCGTCAATAAACCGCCTAAGAGTGTTTATGAAATGGTATATACCACCAATATGTTGACCTTTATAAAAATGGTTTTTTAAACCGTGAAATCCAATGGTTAATAAATTGTCGCCATCAACTAATAAAACAGACATTCATCATATTATTTTGGTTCTACATCTGTTACAACCTCAATTTCATCCGCGTCTGTAACTTTAACGCCTAAGTGATCTGTAATATAATCCATATGCTCTTTTTTATATTGAGCAATGGATTTGTCTTTTGCTACTGTGTCCTTACCACCCATAAATCCATGTGCTGTAATTACAATTTTACCGTCTTCATAACCTAAACCATTAATATGGTTTTTCAATATCGAAATTTTTGACCATGTTGCAAGTTTAGTTTTACGACCATCTTTAGTGATTGATATTTTATTAATACCAGAATTTTTCTGATTACCGAATAAAAATACTAAAGCAGAATTTAACCATATTGATTCACCACCTTTTGCTTTTATTCTTGGTTGTGTAAATGGATTATCTGGGCGATCAACCCACGGTTGGTTCACAATTATTAATGTGTTAGTATACTTACTTTCAGACCTTCTTGAACCAGTAATTCTTTGATTTAACCCCATACCAATTTTATTCGCTAATGTGGCCGCATTATGCTCTTTTCCACCTTTACCTTCAAATGTCATCTGACAAGGTATTGATCCAACAGAATCCCAAACAAATTGTAAATCATACTCGATTTCACCCTTATCTTGGTCATTCAACAAGTCATTAATAAAATCTGTTATTTGTTCAATAGTGTCGAAATCATTACGAAATAAGAAAAACCCGTCCCATGAAATGTCTCCCGTTTCTTTATCAACTGTTGATTCACATTCCATACCCATTAATTTG